GTAAAATAGTTCCTTTATTTCCAACTAACGGTGAGAATGTTGTAATTGTGGCTGGTGGACAAACTTGTCCTGGCAATACAGGTACTGGTGTTGGAGTTGTTTTAACTCCTGTTTGTTTAAGTTTTTCCTCAACCTTTTTCAACTCAGCAATTAACTCTTTTCTTGTTACTTCTTTAATAATTCCGACCTTAACACATGATTGTAATGCTTCTTTAAATGTATTTCTAACTTCTGTATATAAAGATAAATTGGATTGATAATAACTAACACTAACATTTTCTTTTGGCCAGTTACAAACATAATATTGTGGTAAACCACCAGATGTTTGGGCTGGGTCTAAAATTCTTGGCACATTCTTTTCAAGTCTTGCCGCCATAAATTTAATATACGAATCTACATCAATAAACCCTACCAATGGTTCTGATGTTCCATTTGGTAACCCACTTCCTTTTACATTAATACAAGAATATTGTTTTACAAAATACTCTGTTGTTGGTGCCCAATTAATATATAATGAAATACCTCCAAAGTTATTGTTAAATCCATTAAATTGACTATTACCTTTTGTTCCACTATTTTTAACATAACTTCTAACATATGATATTGAATATATAACCGCTTGTAGTGCCTCTTTTCCTGGTAATAATGCAATTAATTTATTCGCAAACTCTTGTGGATTTATGTATGTTGGTTTTGGTGGGACATTTACATAATCAGGATAAGCATTAACATCAACATTACTTACACAACTATTTGAAGCATCTACCGTATTGTCCGCTTTTTGAACCACTTGAGCAGTTTTTTGATTATTAGTAATACCTTGAATAGTTGGAATATCTTTTTTGATTTTTAAAATTTCTGAAAGTTTGGTTAATAGATTTTGATTAATACTTTGTAAGAAATTATCTATCGCAGGTAAATCGTATATACCTTGTCTAACTCCTGTGAAACTAGTTTGGAAATTTCCTGGTTGAATTTGGTGTTGTACATCCAAAATCATATAAGGTCCATTAAACATGGGAACATGTCTAAGGTTAAAATACATTGATGGTTGTAACATTGCGTTACCCAAACAAGTTACCGTTGCCTTATAACTTCTTTGCTTATAGATGTTATACAAACTGGCATTTTGTGTTGCAACATTTTTACCTGTTGCATTGTTGGTCATGTTAATTAAAGTGTTAATTGCTTCAGAAGTCGCAAGCCCATTATCTTGTGAAACACTAAATGAATAAAATATATTTTGATTTCTTGTTCCAATATCAACATTAAATCCAACACATTTGTTTGATAATCCCCAATCTTTTTTACCTTGTTGATTTTCAATTAACGGATTTTCAGAAGCTCTTCTTAACTCAAATGAATCATCTCTGAATCTAAAATTACCTTTAGGTAGGGCCAAATAATTTGACGGTCTTGGAGAATAAAAACAAACCATCTTTGGGCTAGATTTTCTATAATCAACATCTAAAAACGTACCCCACATATTATTCGCAAACTCTAATGAACCTTCCGCTTGTGGTACCTCAGTGCCATCAATATCTTGTACATTATAAAAATTAACATACGCAGGTAGATTCATAACCACGAAATTATTCTTGATTAAGATACTTGCAACAAGACTGTAAACACTCATCGCATTATTTAAAGAATCTTTATCAAGCATTCCTTGAATATCAAAAATATCTATTAGAATTGTATCTCCGATGTTTCTTGACGCTCTATCCAAAAACAACATATCTTCAAATAAAGTTTTTGTTCTAAAGTCATCACCCGCAATCCACTTATCATTTATAGCCTTGAATGTTTCCCAAAGTTCAACTTTAGGTTGTTCTCCACTAACCGCACTTGGTATTGCCTTTTGTGGTAATTGTTGTTGTATTGGTAATTTATTTCTTACACCTGACAAAACTAAACCTAATAAGTTATTTTGAAAATTCTCTTCTTTTTGAAGATAAAGTGACAATTGATTTTTAAATTGAGCTGGTGTTAATTGAGGGCTTTCTAATTTTCTTGCTGCGAACATTTTAATTAGTGGGGCTAAAATAACAACATTTGCCTCAGTAAATCTAATATTATTTTGAACGAAGAAGTCGGTGATATATGAACCAGTTGAACTATATTCAACATTATTAATTGTTGAGAAACCAACTTCAGTTTCAAGAGCGAACCAAGCCTTTGGATTGGCAAGTTTTGATTGGCTTAATAAAACGGTTCCACCTGCTGTTGGTAAAGAACCTTGAATGTATGGTTCAAATGATATTGGGTCTGTAACAACTGGTGATGATAGATAAGACAAATAAGAATCAAAAACTCTTCTTCTATATTTTGACGGATTACCATTTCTAAATAAAATATCATATTGTAAAAATGCCTTCAATTCATTTTGAAAAGTTCCGTTTTGATTTGTTATTGATGATGTAAAGTATTCTAAATTATTTTGTCCTGTTGTTGGTTTAGGTACCACCATAATACTTCTCATCAATGATTGGAAATTTCTAAAATTAGCATTGATATTTGTCGTAGTAGTATTGTATTGAGCCTCAGATTGAATAATATCAGCATCCGTAATTGGTTTACAGAAATTTAAAAACTCTTGTTCAAATTTATCTAAACTACTCTTTTCAAATACAGAAAAAATTTCTTCTATAGATGAATAATCAATTGTTGATAAAAGTTTAAATGGTGCTTGCTTTTCTTCTTTAGGGTTAATATAGTTAATGTATTGATATGGTGTTGGCATTACAACTTGATTATTATCAAAATAACCAAAGTTTGGTGTTGACCATAGTGTTCTTACTGAACCATTATACATTGATGAGTTGTTAGTTAAGTCTACAATAGTTTGATTGGTTGTTGGTTTTTTCCCAATACACTCATTATACGTCTGATTAATTTGAGAACCAAATGATGGAACAACATAATATAATACACCATTTGTGTTATCATTAGGATTACAAGTAACATCATAATCAACAAAGTCTGGAAGTAATACCGACCATGTATCAAGGTTAAGAGTTTTGGTTCCTTGTTGAGCCGCACTAATTGCCGAATCAGGGAACTTACAAACTTTCATCCCTAAATTAATACTACTTTGTATTTCAATACTAGAATATGTTGAATAAAGTTCAAATCCGTTATAAAACCTATTAAAGTCGTTTATCAATTTTGGGTAAAATCCAGTTTGTATTTGAATATCAGATGTGGTTTCATTTTGTAACACAATACTATTTGGGTTTCCATTATATACAAAATCATATGTTTGTATTTCTGACTTTAATATTGGACTATAATTTGTTTTATAGTCAAAATTTTTCCAAACATCGGTTAGAATGTCTTTACCCGTTTGTTTGTATAATTTATATCTGTACCAAATTGAACCCATTTTTAACATCCAAGCGTATGGTAATTTATGTATGGCACCAAACTTATTGAAACAAGATGCTATATAATCTAAATCAGTTGTTGTTGTACCATCAAGTGTCTTATATCTTTCTCTTAATGTTGCCAACGGTAAAGAATTTAAGAATAGATAAGCAGCCTCAATGAAAGGATATTTAGTACTCCTTCTCAACCCATCAACCCCTTTTTGAATCGCATTAACAAAATAAGGTGTATTCAACATTGATGTTGTTGTTCTGAGTTCTAATATTTGCGCTGGCGATAATCCATATTTTTCTCCTTCAGTTGCAACTAAAACCTCTGTTTTTTGTGTTGCATAAAAATCTTTTAAACTATAAGTTCCGTTATATGACGAAAGAGCTAATTGAGTTGGGTTAGTCGGATTTAAAAATGAAAAATTTGTAACTGGTCTGTTTATTTTAAAATCATAAACATCATTAAAATTTGCAATAATCTTTCTTGGTTCAAACACAGTTAAGGTTTTCTTGGTATTATAGACCTCATTATTTTGTGTTGTACCACCATCACTCATGTTATTCAAACACCATGTTGGGTTTGAAAATGGTAATACATCAACAATTAATTTATCATTGGTAGCAACACTTAATAATTGTCTAAGGGCTGGTGATGATGTATTTGTTTGAGGTACTTGACCCAAATCTAAAATACTTAATATGCTTGTTGGGTTATCCACCAAAGCTTTCAAATATGGTGTAACATAAAAATCTCTAATGAAATCTTGATACGACTTACCTGTTCCGCCATTTGAAAAGTTTTCTAAATTTTGAACATAGTTTGCTGCAGTTAAATTATAGTTTTTTAACTTGAAACTCAAATAAGGTGCTGACACATTAATACTTTCAACAATATTATTCACCTCGGTTTCCGTATTAAGAGTTATCAAATCATTAATCTGATTTTCATTAGCCCTAATTAGACCAGAGTAATGTGAAGTAATAAATTGTCTTTCCCATATTTCATAGAAGAATTTTAATTCCTCTTTGTTCAAATAGGCTAATCCGAATGAAGGAAACTCAATCGCATTTATATTTAAAATATTTGTGTATTTCTCATTTTCTAATGTGTCAGGTGATTGAGGAACATTAAACTTTTTAGTAATACCTTTAACATATTCTTCAACAAATTCAACCTCAGGCCATTTATCAAACAAATACCCTTGAGTTTGTTGAGATACTGATGGGTCTCCAATATACTTTAATTGGAATCTACCCTTTTTATCTTCGGGTGTTTCAACAAAAAATAACGGCCATGGATATACAGGTATTTTTGAAGGGTCTAATGTTTCTTCAATATTTAATTGCATATCCAAAAATGGATTAGTATCAACTTGGTCAATAGTTTCAGTACTTGGCGCTGAGGATACATTATTTAAAATTGCAGATTTTCTAATAGGGTCATCTTTAACACTCCAAGCATTTGTGTGAACATCATCTAATAATCTAACAAAAGCCTCTGCCGATGCCATAATTACTGCCATCATATTTCTAACCGTTGGTCTGAATCCAAGTCCCTTAGTCTTATCTTCCAATTTTTTTAGAAGTTGAGCACTAATTTTTGATTCGTATTCTTGTAATTTTTTTGTTGCTTGAGAATCTATAGATGCTATTGTTTTATCAAATCTACCATCACCTTCAAATATAAAAAACTTTGGTCTTTCATCTATAAGGTTACCCTTTGAGTCTTTAGTAATAACAGGAATTGTTAATTTACTATATTGGTTAGTGACTTCATCAATTTGTATTTGTGAAGGTGGAGATATTCCATATTGAGCAGCAGCAGTTGCAATCCAATCTATTCCATTCAAGGTTATTTTATCATAAACAATTGTTTCATATTTAATTGGATTTGGTATTTTTGCTGGACCACCAACACCCAATGTAGGATTCGCAGCTAAATACTTATTGAATACGTCAATATCATTTTTTAATTGCCCAACACCCTTATCTATTTCTGTCAAATCCAACTTATTGAAAACATAAACTCTTTCTTTATTAACTAAAATAATAGGTCTTGGGTTCATATATTTGGTAAACCAAGAGTTACCATCTCCTCTAATAATATTAAAATATTCCTGTAGGTATTCTTTATACGTTCTAATATTAGTTAACGGTTCTACTTCAGCCTTATTAAATGATTCTGAGATTATTTTTTCAAGGTTCTCAAGTTTGTTAACTAATTGCATTAATGTCAATTCAGGAAAATCAGGAGCAATTAAACCTTTTGATTTATACTCGCCGTAAACTTCAATAATTTTTTGATATCCTTTGTTTGATGTAACTTGAACCGTTAACGATTCTGTTCCTGATGCATTATTTTTTACTTGTCCTACTTGTGTTTTTCCTTGAGCTTCCACAGACTTGTTTGTTTGTTGAGGACCAACTGGTGTTTCCGCAACATTATAGTTTTGACTATACATGTGTGGTAAAGCCAATAAGTGTCCCATAGCAATTTCATTCAAGATATTAAACTTGTATCCCTTAAATTCTAAACTAACTTGATAATTTCCACTAAACGAATTGAATCTAGCATTAAATTTTTCAAGGTTTAACACATATCTTATTGCTTGACCATAATAACCTTTTAGTGTTAAATTAAATTGAGGGTACGGTAAATTAAAAAACGCAGCATATGGTGAGTTGTTTCCTAATTCAAATAAAGCTTTTCCTTGGACATCTTCTAATTCAATTCTAACCGTTGGGATAAACGAACTAGTTGTTTGTATTGTAATTTGTGTAATACCCAACAATCCATTATCCACAATATTAGTTAAATCTGCTGGTCTATCTACAACGTAAGGTCCTGAACCGTCTGGAGGAACTACCGTTTGAGAAAACATTTGATTTTCTCCTTTAAATTTGGTCGAGTTTTTACCTGTTAGTTGGTCATAATAACCACTACCTAAGTAAGAATTTTTTGTTGGCTTTAAAAAATTAATTTTTGCAACAGATATAGTTCTGATTCTATCGTTTGGTGCACCTCCTACAGCTAATTTAGTTCTTGGCAACATGTCAGCTTCCAAGTTGGCATACATGACTAAGCTTTCATGGTCAACTAATCTTTCTTGAATTTTTCCATTAACATCAATTGTTTTGTTTGGGTCAACCACAATGATATTGTTGTAATCAAATTCAACAAAAATGTCTCCGTTATTGTCTGCTCTAATGTTACCTGCCATAATAATAAAAATGATTTTCTATTGCCGCCTTATAATCCTGTAGAGATGGTAGTAGCGGAAATGGAATAATCAATATTGCACCATCAATGATATTATTCTCAAGACCACCATATCTAGGATTTGCCTGTAATATTAACCAACCAAAATACGGTGTACCATAATACTCTTGGGAAACTCTATCTAATCTACTCTTAGCAACTTTGTAGATATATGCTTTGTCCGTACCCTTTTGAGGTAACAGCACATAAGGAACAACGGTTTGTTGTCCGTTGATTAAGAATTGACTATATCTGTTCCAATATTGAAATGCCATTAGTTAAGTTTTGCTTTTGAGACATATGTTCCGTAAACACTTCCTACTAAATTATTCCAAAGTGTTGGTGTATTTGCGTTTATGTTTGTTGACGCTCCCAAACCTTTAATTAAAGTTTCTTGAGCTGTTTTTGTATTTGCAGTTTCATTATTAGTATCTGTCGTATAATTTAACACTCTTTCTTTTTTATCGTATGGTGTATATACCAAAAATTTCTTCAATTTATTTTTCTCAATATCATTAATAAATTCTTTAGCAATATTATTTTCTGTAACAAATTGAGGTTTAGCTTGTGTAAGCCAATAAGCATCAAATTGTTTCTCAATATCATCCATTGAATTTTTTCCAATTATTGCTTGATTACCAATAATATTACCTATTAAAGCTTTTTTGAATGCTTCGTATTTTTTAGCATCAATAACATCATTAGATAAAATCATATAAGCTCTTTTAAATGGTGCTTTATTAAAATCTTCTGTGTTACTGAAAGGAGTAAATACATTTTTTTCCACTGTATCTTTATAAGACGAAACAGAACCACTTGCTTCAACAGGAAGTACCAATTGAGAGGTATATTCTTTATTATCTCCAACATAAATAAATTTTGAATCTTGGGTTGTTATTACATTAAATTGAACAAGACCATCTCTTATTTTGTTAATGTCGCTTATCATTGTATTCAATGTACCAGGCGCTTTGTCTGTGTCTGATATAACATAAATTCTTACAGGTCCAGATTTTGCCTGTAATCCATCTGTACCTGTTGTTTTATCTCCTTTTCCATCAAACCCTATAATATTCATTCTTGCCATTGTTTGAATATATGATTGTTCAACAGTTGTTAAATCTTGTACTATCTTAAAAATTGGTGATAAATAAGATGACTTCTTATCTTTCAAGAAATTTTTATAATTATCCTTTACAGTTTGAATTAATCTTGGGGAAAATTGTTTTTCGGTCTTGGAAATGAATTGTATAAAGCTATCTTCTCCCTGTGAAATGTCAAATGATAAATTATCAAATATTGTATCAACTCTTTGTTGTATATTACTTGGTTTACCAAAAATTTCTATTTGTTTTTCTGTATCAACTTGTGTTAATCCAACCAAATTTCCTCTGAAATAATCTCTAGATAACATCCACTCTTGTCTCATCGCATTATTATACTGAGATAAAACCTCTTTGTTTTTATTTACAACGTTTGTAAAATAGTTTTGTGTTTGTGTAATAACACCATTCATGAAGTCGGAATACGATATTGTACCTGTCTCAATTGTTGTTGTTACGTTACTTGTTAAGATTGAACCTATAGTACTATTATTATTTTGACCACTATTTGGTACCGCTTGATTAATTGCTGGTGGAGCTGGTGGTACAGATTGTCCCAAAAATTCTTTGTCTAATACATCAAGGAACGCCTCTTTGTCTGTCACATCAGCTCTATCATCATAAATTTCTGTATTGGCGTAATAGTTAAATGTTAACGCATTTTGTAACTTATCAATTGATTCCTTTAATCCGCTTCCACCAACAAAATTAAAACTCAAGGTTACATTTGCAATCATTGGTTGAACACCAATACCTTCAGGATTTAAATCCAAATCTTCATATGTAAAAGCCAAAGATGTTGGTATAATTTTGGTATTATAAAAATCACCAACTCTTAAAATTAATACTGGTGGTGCGCCAAATGCGGTGTTTGTTGCATTATTATATTGCAATACAGGAGCTCCTCCAATATCTTTAATTGTTGGAATTGTGTCTCCTGGTCTCATGCATTGTTGTAAGAATGTCAATCTTGTGTTTAGACCTTCAGGTGTCATTGAGTGGAAAGCTGGTTGGAAGAACTTAAGTTTCTCCTTAAGGTTATCAAACACCATTGGTGTTTGTTCCTTAATTGTTTCAAAATAATCACACTCAGATAAAAATTGTCTTAATACAAATTTAGTGATATTGTCTCTTGGTTTCCAAGTTCTTTCAAGTTCTTGAGTTTTGAATGTTTTTGTAACAATTTGGTCAGTAGTTACTGTTGTGTAATTAGGTGTTGGTTCTGTTTGTGGTTGACTAAGTGTTGAGTTTATTGAACTAATAACCGCTCTTCTACAAGCCATCGCACCTACCGTATATATTTCTTTAGCACCAACTTGTGTATCACCACCAACAACATCTTTACTAGGTGGTTCAACGGGGTTGTCTGTACATCTATAATTACCTTTCACATCGTTTGATGTAAGAATTCCACTTAATATTTTTGGAGATTTTGGTACAACCGCATCCTCACCTAAGATATCCTTCGCATTTGGTTCTTGAAATTTTAATCTACCACTCTTTATAAAATCCTTTAGTGAATTAGCTGATTCAAAATATTCTCTTGCCGATGCAATTCTTCTTGTCGCAAGTTCTTTATTATACGAATTTGTTTGTGGTGCAGAACAACTAGCGTTGAGAGTTACCGTTAAATTTCCTTGAGTATTTTGTGTTAACTGTTTAGCAATATCTTCAATGAAGATTTGCATCGCACTATAATTTGTTTCAACAACTGTATTAAAAAATTCTGTTAAATTATTAGTAGATGTTGATTTTTGAACATATGTATTTTTTTGACCTTCGTATATTGAATATTGATTACTATATGGTGTAACACTTCCTTTTTTCGGATAATCATTCGCAAAATAAACTCCAAGCTGTGTGTATTTTTCCCAATATTTATTATCTGCGGTTGTTGCCTGACTTATTGAGTCTGCCCCCGAATTTGGCGCATTGAATCCTGTTTGAATCGTTTGTTTTGATGTGATTAGTTGTTCTCTTGTTAAATCTTTTGAAGTGATAGCCGTTTGAAGTAGATACAAATCATTTGGATTGATTGTATAATATTTCTTAGCCAACTCATAGATATCATATTTTCTACATCCTGCAAAGAACGAATCCAAAATAGAATTAACTCTTGTCTTATTTGTTTCGTTACCCAAAACTTTATCCACAATTGTGTTCAAAATTGATGGATGGTCAACAACTATTTTCCATTGTAATGTTCCACCTCTTGATGTGTTTTTGTATGTATACACTGGTTCAGGTCTTCCTAAGAATTCACTTTGGTTCCAGTTCGCTGAAACGTTTTCACTAAATGTTAAACCGTATGGAGGAAACCACATAACTCTACCACCATTAGGACCTCTCTCACAAAGAGCCAAATCATTTGTTGAAAATCCCCTTGCACTATTTGAAGTTCTCCAAGCTAAATTTTCAATTGAGAACATGTACTTTTTAGCATAACCAACATTTGTACTTAACCCACCAGGTCCGTTAATCAGGTTAGTTGAACTTTGTCCACCCTCTTGTTTGTTAGGATAAATGTTTAAGTTATATGTGTTGTCCAAAACCGAATTAGAAAATCTTCTTCCATTTACCGTAATACCGTCAACTTTTTGTAAGTCGTTGTATTGTAAATAAGGGATGTCTTTAGCAAAAACTCTACAATATTCCGTACCAACCTCTTGTCCAATCTCTCCTGTATATTTAATAACTCTTGAACCTTTAGTCATTTCTTTATACCCATCGTTGAATACTTTACTAACTTGGTCAATTGCATTTCCCGCGTGTTGTAATCTTTTTCCACCTTGTGGTTGGCTGTCAATTATTCTTTGAGTATTATCTAATATTGAACCTCCTTTGAATTGGATGTTCGTTGACTCTGTTGAATTATACGATGATGGTTTGAAGTCTGCGTTTTGATTATAAATTGCACCACCAATACCAACACCGAAACCTGCATTGTTTTTATATTTAGGTGATACCCACGTAAATCCACCTTCAATACCACCACCATTACTATAGGTTGGTCCGTTAGCACCAAGTCTAATTTCTCTACTTGGTCCTTCATAAAGTTGTGCCAACTCTGATGGACCATATACTGGTGATTGTTGTTCAATACCATATGAGTTTGCAGGTATATCACCTGCTGGCGAGAACACTCTTGATGGGTCTGAAGATAATGAACCAACATAATAGTTAGAATTATTCGTTGTTGAACCAACAATCGCCCCACCTAATCTATCAAATAAAGTTCTATCAAAACTTGGCTTATATTTGTTATAATCAAGGTTATTAAACAATCTTGATTTTTGTCCGCCACCCATGTTGTTATACATGATTTGTGAACCTGTTTGTCCACCACCTAATAACCTATTAAAGAATCTACCAACAGTGCTTGCTCTGAAAGCGTTGTTCATCTGTTGGATTGTTGTAGATTGTCTTAAAGACGTGTTAGGGTCAAAATAAGAACCTGGAATTGTTGATACAGGTAAAATACTACCAGCTAGTCTAAGAGCGAAATCTGTAGCGGCTAATATGGGGTTAGAAGGTATTGTGATTGTGTAGTTGGGTTCAATCAATGGAACTCTACCTGTAACTAAATTAAGAATGTCGGTTCCACTTCTTACATTAAACACATTGGCTCTACCAATCGTATTTCTTTTGATTTCAGCGGCAATTCTGTTTTCAAATTCTTTCTTTAGAACTTGAGCACCTAAACGGGCAATATATGAATCAGAACTTAATAAACCATTACTACCTTGTGGGTCTGGTGATAATAAAATTCCGATTGAAGGATAACTTGATGGGTTAAACGTTGTTGGGTATGGTTGGTTATTATATAACTGTAATGATGCAGTGATACCACCTTGGTTTTGATTTGAAATGAATTCACCCGCGTCTAAAACACCTTGTCCTCCGTTGGAGTATGCATTAACCTTTTTCCAATTCTTGGCTTCAACAATACCTTGGTCAAGTATATGAGCATCTTGTTGACCAGGACCATACTCACCTTGGTTTGAAATACTATTTAAAAGACCATTAGGGTCAGGAACTTGTCTATATCCACCTTCAGCTCCCCACTCGTTTAAAGGATATAATTTGTTAGCAAATGAAGGTTCGTCAATTAATACATCAGGACTATCAACAACTGAACCATCGGATTGAATATACTCGTAGTTAGTTGGGGGTGTAGGTCTGTTAGGTGCTTTCGCATAAGGTACCAGGTTCTTAACAATTAGTTTTTTCCTAAAAGCTTCTGAGTTAACTAAATCTAAGGGACTTGGCATTAATTTCTTTTTATATAAATAGGTTAGTCATTAATTTTTAATTACCGTAAGTTGTTTGGTTTGGAGCCTTTGTTGGGTTCTGTGGTGCGGTTAAACTCATGAAATATTGTTTAGTTTGTGGACTGTTTGCCCAATCATCTAACATTTTTTTTGTCAATTCACTTCCATTAGGTGTAGTAAACTCTACTTGTATTTTACCACCCACATCTATTGTAGTTTTGGTATTTGTGGTTGTTGATGTTCCATCACCTGGCGTTTTCATTGGGAAACGTTTACTACCCAAATCTATTGGGTCTGATTTACCACCCATTAATGCATTATAGGTTGAGAATTTTCCACCATCAATACTTGGTTTTAAATTATTACCCATTAATCCTTCTAAAAGTTTTTTTCCACCCAATTCTGTTTCTGATTTGCCATTTTCAAGTTTACCTATCATTTGACCAAGAGCTTTTTGAACACCTTCTTTAAATTCTGAACCGAACTTTTGTGATTGTTTGTCCGCGGTTTCTAATAAAGTTGCACTAGCCTCTCTAAGACCTTTATTAGGGTCATTCATATCCTTTAAAAATTGTTTGAAGTCACCAATAGCTGTTGATGACATTTGTCTTCCACTTGTTGTTTTTCCGTAAAAATCAGAAAGAGTACTAGTGATTGCATCAGTTAATTTTCTTCCACCCTCAACCTCTTTATTGATTGTTTGATTACTAGCAAATCCATACATAAATCCATGGTAGATTGCTCTTACATCACCAGCAACCATTTCACTATAATCTAATTGAGACCTAGCAATTTCTTCTAATGATTTTGGAGCTTCTTTTTGTTCCTTAAGTGTTGCCTCTAATTGTTGTTGACTTACACTTGTAAGTTTTTCCCAACGTCTTTCACCTGTAGCACTGTCTTTAACACTAATTTCATATTCACCACCATCACCCATTCTAGAAATGTTTGAAAGTAATTGTTTGTCTTCTTCTTTAACGTTTAAACCAATAGAACTAATCGCTGAAAGCCTTGCATCCGCTTCTTTAGCTGCTAGTCCAAGTTTCATCATCTCATTAGCGTTTACACCAGTTTGTTCTTGAAGTTCTTTAAGTCTTATAACCCCTTCAGGTGTTATCTTAAATGTTTTTGTTTGACTATCTAAATAAGTAAATTGTTTCGCAACGTTAACCAAACTATCCTGTATTCCTTGTGGATTATTAATTGAATCGTTCATTAACCTGAACGGGTCTGCCAAATCACCAACGGCTAACCCTAATCTTTGAAATGCTGACGCAACTTCAATCGCTCTTTCAGGTTTATATAAATTATCAGCTAAATTAAAGGTTGTATTCATATCAAACCTTAACATTGAAGCTTGCGCAGCCATTTTTGTTAATCCTTGTACACCACCCTCAAACTGATAACGATTAAGTTGGTCCATGTTGCTGGTAACAACTTTAAAAACCTCTTTTGTATTACCCCCAATACTTTGAATATAATTTACTGAACCCTCAATTTGTTTTGACATTTGAGCAACTCCTACACCCACGTCAGCAAAACCACTTACTAAAGTTCTAATACTTTGTTCAGTTACCTTAGACGCGGCGTAAAGTTTTTCTGTTTGTTCAGTTGTAGCAATAATGTTTCTTCTACTTTCAACTGCAATATCAGAAATTGCCTGTTGAGCAGCTATAAGGTCACCACCGAGTCTATCAATACGAGGGGTGGCATCCGCCAAGGCGGTTTTAATATCACCAATCCTTTGCCTTGTTTCACCGAAAGCTTTATTGATTGCTCCACCGTAAACATCCAAGTCAGTAATAGCTCTAGTAATATCTGTAAAAAATGCGGACAATGCATTCTTACGGTACTCATCCATTTTATCGGTGAGTTCTTTAAAGTAATCAAGAGGATTTTGTTCGCCAGCCATATATTAACTTTTCTTATAAATACAAAAAGACTGAAAATTCAGTCTTTTTTATTTTCTTCAATCCATTTATCTAATAAATATTTTCTTGTGAAAATCGGCATTTGTAAAAAGTCATTGTAAGAGATATTCAATAACTTGGTCAAATAGTAGAATTCATCTAATTGACTTTTCCTATAATCAGAAGAAAGGGCGAAAAAAGTCCACCCCAAAACCAACGTTAACCGTTAGCAATTCTCCTGATGGGGTTGTTACTGTTTTCTTCATATCTAATTTTGGTTCATTCTCATCCATAAACTTTTTCAAGAATTTGGAATCGGCAATCGGCATTTGTTCAATAAATTTAACAATTTCTGATTTGTCAGGTGAACCATTCAATTCAACAATTTGTTTTGTAAGTCTCCAAGTAACTTTTGGTGCAACTCTACCTTGTGGGTATGAGTCAGCCATTTTTTCAATTTCCATTATTTCACCATATGATAATGGTTTAACTTTAATTGAAGTTTGAGACTTTGGTAACATTAATGAAAATGTACCATCTTCGTTTGGTTTTTGACCTTCAACAATACTTAACACACCCAAATCAACCGTTGTTTGGAATGGTTTTCTTGTAGCTGGGTCTGTTAGATTTACAACCATTTCATGTCCGAAAGAAGTGTTTCTTAAGAAGATTAAAATCGCTTCAATATCTCCTTCCAATAAATCTTCTATTCTAATATCTGGTTCGTAAACCTTCGCTCTTAATAAGTTAACTGCCAAATCGGCAACCCCACCCATTAAGATATTCTCATCAGCGGCGGTTAAATAACCCACTTTTAATGATTTCTTTTTATTTTTGTAGAACACTCCACCCGATGGTAAAGGAACCACGTCATGTGGAAGTGAAAAGTCTTTCTGTCCGTATTCTCTTGATTGGTCTTGCATATAAAAAAATTAACCGTATAGTTTATGTCTATACGGTTAAATATAAGGGTTAATAATTTTTTATAAAGAGTATTAGTATACTAACACACATCTGTCCATTCTCAATGTAGCAGCAATTGTAGCTAAACCGTCTTGGTTGTAAGCTAACTGATTGAAGTTAACATCTGTCATAAATGTACCATACAAAATCCATTTTTCAACCACAACTCCTGTTGGGTCTAACATTTCAATGTCAATGTCTTTTTTGTATCCTGCCGCGTATCCCATACGACCTGTAACTGATTCTGCACATAGACGAACCCACTCCATAAGAGCTTGAGCCGCTGATGGTCCGATTGGGTCTCTGAACACCACGTTAATGGTTTGCCAGTTGAATCTTCCTGCAACCCATGTTGATGTGTTAAGGAATGGTATCTCAGTAGCATTAATTGTAATGTGAGGTCTTGCAGCACTTTCTACAAACCACTCATTAATTCCTAAGCTTGACGGGAATCTTAAAATAAAACGATTCTGACGTTTCGGCTCATAAGGAAGAGGCATTTTCATTAGTAAATCAGCCATATTATTTAATTTTTGTTTCTATGTTTATAATTGATAAATATAGTGGTGTTGAAAAAATTTTCCCTTTACTTTGTTTTTTAAAAAGAATATCCTTATTTAACTTCCTTCTTAATTCCTCCAGCAGTAGAATAAGTTTTAACTATATTATCTGGTTTATCTTTAAAATGTTTTTTCATTACTTCTATGTTTTTAGGGTCATCATCTGAAAACCC